ATTGCACCATTTGTTAAGATTTCTAAACTCGTAAGTGAACTTGCTTATAGCTTAGATTTAGACCCTGATGAAATACTCAATGACCCTGAAGAAGCAGCTATAATGGCACAGATAATAGGAATGCAGAATGCTGGACAAACAAATGGCGAAGAAGTTGAACCCAATAGTCAACAGCCCACAATGGGAGGACTTCAAGGAGTACCTCAACAACCTCAAGAACTTGGACCTACAGGCAATGGTGGTGGCAACATCGGAACAGGAAATGTTCCGGCTGCAGGGGAAAGTGAGTTCTCTGGTACGCCTAGAGCAGTTGCCGGAGCAGGTGAAGGAAGCAATTAACAGAAAAAAGGAGATATAAATGTTAGATATATTAGATACAATTTTAAAAATAGTAGGAGTAGTACCTTGGATAATTTCAATTTGTTCAATGATTGCTGCATTAACACCTACACCACACGATGATAATTTAGTAAGTAAAGCTTATAAAGTTATCGATTGGTTTGCTATTAACATAGGTAAAGCAAAGGATAAATAATGAAAAAGAAAGGAATGTTAGACCAAGATAGGTACGGAATGAAAGAAGGTGGTTCATCTGGTACATCAGAGCCAAACATAGAATCCACAGATGAAAGAATGGCAAGTTTTCTAAGAAAATATGCTCTAACGCCTCATTTAATGGATGTTGATTTTTTTAAAGAGCCATCATTTGAGAAATTTGTAGAAGCAACAAGAGCAGCTAATGAAGCTGGTAGTCCTATACCATATGTTTCTCCTATAGCTTCAGATTCTATAAAGTCATTAAAAGCTGGTTACAAAGAATTTATGGATGATTTTGAAGAAAGAAGAAAGCCATATCGTAAACAAAGTCGTAGAAGCCATCAAGAAGGTGGTCCTATGGATGACCAAATGATGATGGTTATGACTGCTAAACCTATGGAATCTGACATTGATATGGAAGATAACTATACAAAATTTATAATGGAAGAAGCATTAACAGAAGATGAAGAAGATATGCTTGTTTCAAAATTAGAACAAGATAATGAGTTACAAATGTTATTTGATAAAGTAATAGATGTAGCACAAGAATTTGCTGGGTCTGG